CCAGTAAGAAGACTTGGACAAAATATTCAATCTGGTAATTACACCTTAGTTGCTGCCGATGCAGGAAAACATATAAGAATGGAAGATGGTTTTACAGTTACAGTTCCTGACAATGTGTTCACCTCTGGTGACATGATTACAATTGTTGCAAATAGTTCTGTTGATGTACCTATCGTTCAAGGTAGTGGATTAAATCTTTACAATGCCTCTGATGGAACTACTGGCAATAAAACTTTAGCAGGAAGAACTGTTTGTACAATTTTATTTGCTGAAGGTGGTTCGGGTGCTAAAGCATATATTTCTGGCGGAGGTCTGAGCTAATGATGCAGCAAATGTTAGCGGGATATGGTGCTCGCGCTGGTGGTGCTGGTGGTGGAGTATCAGATACTATTCCATATGGATTAGATCAATCTGCCACTAGCAATACTGATTTTATGTCCAGAAGTTATACTGCTTCTAATGATGGCAGGAAGAGATGGACCTTCGCTACATGGTTTAAAAAAGATACAAGTTCCACGCTTTGGTTAGTTGGTGGTCTTGGAGCTAACAATAACCATTTTAATTTCAGAATTAATTCGGGCGGAGATTTTGAAGCTTATCAGTATGAATTCAATAGTCAATATGGAAACTTTAATGTTAAATCATTAGCAACAAATGCTATGGATGGCAATTGGCATCATGTAATTATGAATTATGATTCTGCTTATCCCACAAATGGTCAGCAATCTAGAATTCGTTTCTACCTAGATGGTCATGAATTAGCAAAAACAAAAGAAACCACATATCCTGCAGAGAATCAATATACAACCTTTGCTGATGGTGGCACTAGTTATATTGGAAGAAATGGATACACTGATGCATATACAACTGATATGAAATGGGCTGATACATATCTGGCACATAATCAAACATATGGTCCAACAAAATTCTTGACTGATGATGGAAAACCTGTTCCATTTGATACTGTCATAAACGGAGAGGATAGTAGTACATGGGCAGATGGATTTGCTTTTAAATATGAAAACGATGGTAACTTTGGAACAAATTCTTTAAGTAGCAGTAATAACTGGACATCAAATGGTTATTCCTCTGGAGATCAGTTGACAAGTATTACTATGCCTACGAGAACACCAAATTCGTTTGTTGAGATTTACAGTAATGCAGTAACTAGTAATATTAACTTTGATACTTCTGAAGATTATAGACCATCCACTGGTAAGATGTTTGATGGTAACATCTTTAATCCTTCAACTGTAAGAACTGTACTTACAAATGATGGTCATATTGATTTTGTTCCATCTACTCCTATCAGTTTCAGTAATAGTGTTCACATGTATGTCTATGCTGCTAATGGTTATAGCATCACCAACACTTATGTCACAGATTTGAATGGTAATGGTTTAGGTGGATCTGGAACTGGTTTTGTTGGTAGCAGTACTAGTGGATTTAATGATTTTGCGTGGATTCAAGTTGCCAGTGGCAGCGGAACTTTACATGGTCTCCGTCTCCGTTTACAACGTAGTGGATCTCAATCGTCTCCAAATATTCGTGCCATTGCTGTAGATGGCAAACTCTTATTAGATAATGGAGGTAGATCTGGACTTCCCGATGGATATAGTGCTACCTACGGCAACGTTGCTGGCGGATATGGTGGTGATGGCGAACCACAATCAGCGATCCGTGCTATTGAAACCAATAGTTTTGGTTATATCACAGCATATACCACTCACATTGATTTTGATATGGGCACAACTATAACTGCTTCTGGAAAAACTATTAGAGCTGTCTTCACATCATATACTAATGATTCATCTAGTGCAGACTATGCACTTCAAACAAGTAATACAAGTGATTTTTCAACAATTCTTCAGACTTCTAGTACAGAAGTCTCAGAGAATACTGGTGACTACAGAACAATAAACCTGGCAACCACATCAGATTTCAGGTATATTAGACTGCAATATACTGGTGGCGGAAGAGTGGCAAGATTACATCTGCTGAACATTCTTGGTTGATTGACATACTAAATAAATCGTACTATAATTACACTGAAACCTGAGTATTACCATGACTGTTGAACCATCCGCTCTGCGTGAAAATTTTACCGCTCAATTCAACACTGCAGTTGAAGAAATTAAGAAACTGGAAGCAGAAGTTCTTACTAAAAAAGAATTGGCACTGAAGCTTAAAGGTGCTATTGAAGCACTGGACCTTTTGGAACAACCAAATACAGTCACCACAGAAGGTGAAGCAACGTTTGAAGTAATCCCAGAAGACGAATTGGACAACATCCCTGCATAATTAAAAAGACCTTCTTATAAATAAGAAAGAAGGTCTTTTTTAGTACATGTCTGCAATTACAATTAACTTAGTGATAGAGCAAGGTACTGACTTTTCAGCGAACTTTACTATCAAAAATTCAGATAGCAATCCTGTAAACCTTTTGGGGTTTACTGCAGAGGCTAAGCTGAAGACTAGTTATTATACTTCAAGTGCAGCAACTCCGTTTTCTGTTACTTTCGTGGATAGAAGTAAAGGAATACTGGGGATTAGTCTGACTGATACAGTTACCACTACATTAAAACCAAGACGATATGTTTATGATATTGTCTTGACAAATGCTAGTGGAGTGAAGACTAGATTTATTGAAGGAATTGCAACGGTAACACCAGGAGTGACTTTATAGTGTCAAATTATCAAATTAATACGACAAACTTTACTGTAACTCAAGGTGCTGCTGACGACTATAGTATTGGTCTAAATTATGAAGCGCCCTCAAAAGGTGTCCAGTATCAGAATTTAATTCTGGACAGTATCGCCTCTCAGTTTGATGGAGCACAAACAGTTTTTCAACTGGCAGTCTCTGGTGAAGCATATAATGCATTGAATGATCAGCAACTGATCATTTCTTTGGATAATACTATTCTTCAACCTGGGGTTGGTTATACTGTATCTGGAGACCAGATTACATTTGCGACTGCACCTGCGAGCACAAGTGTGCCATTTTTCGGAATTGCGTTAGCGAATACCGCCGATCTGACTAGGACCATTAACTACGTTGTAGATAATGGATCTAGACCAATGACAAATGGTAACAAAGGTTATTTAACCATTGATGTTACTGGTGTCATACAGTCATGGATTTTGATTGCTGATGCTGTTGGAACATTGGAGGTTGATATTAGAAAATGCACATTTGACGACTATCCCAATACCGTATCAATCTGTGGTGGTAATACCCCACAATTGAATGGAACATTGAAAAATTCAGATATTACTTTAACTGGATGGACAAAACAGCTAAATGCTGGAGACATTATTCAGTATGAAGTTATAAATACTACAGTATCACTCAAAAATTTTGCTATCGCTTTGAAAGTAAAATTATAAATATAACTAGATAAAAACAAACGTCCTTGGAGGAACATTTTAAATGGCACTTTTAGTACCAAATATTGGTGAACTGGAGTCGCTGCGTTATCTGTTGAACGCTACTCACCAGATTCCTAGAAACTTAGTTCTTAAGCTTTTCACCTCAAACACAACACCTGCAGAAGGAGATGTTCCTTCGCAGACTGCCTACTATGAGCCTTATGCTGATGGTAACACTAATGGTTACGGCACTGCTCCTAACACTAACTATCCTTACGTTGCAAACAACCGCGCTGATCAGGATTATACCAACCAAACTGGTATCCTTCTGAATGGTAACCGCTGGGCAATCTCTACTGCTGGCGATCCTATTGCTTCTGGTACTGGTACTGGTTCTTCAGGTGCATTCACTATTTCAGTCGCTAGTGTAACTGGAACAATTAGCGTTGGCAACCTTGTTTCTGGTACTGGTATCGGTGCAGGTGCTAAAGTATCTAGAGTAGATGGTTCAACTGTCGTTCTGACTGTTGCTAACTCTGGCGCTGTTTCTGGTACAATCAACTTCACTGGTGGAGTTACAACTGCTACCTATCCTGAGCAAGTATTTACTTTCTCTGGTGCTGCTGGTAACATCTATGGTTACTACCTGGCTCGTGCAAACAACATGCCATTGACCATCCACGGTGTTCTTGACGCTGCTGCTGCAGCTGCTGGTACAACTCTTTCTAAGGGTACAAACGCTGATCCTTGTGCTGGAGTTGTTGGTCAGAACTTCATCACTCTGCCTAACGTCGCTGGTATCATGGATGATATCACAGTTGGACAAGTTGTCGGCAACAACAACGCTGTTCCTGCTAACACAACAATCATCGGTATTGACCGTCTGCAAAGAGTCATCTATCTCAGTGCTAACCTGACTGATAACATTCAGACTGCTACTGACGAAGAGATCCAACTCAGCTATAGCAAAGTTACTGCTACTGCTCATGGTCTGGTTGTTGGTGATGTTATCTACATCGCTCAAGGCACAACCTCAACCGCTGTTGCTGGT